TTATTCTTATTTTCATTATTATTTTTATTTTGATCGTCTTGTTTCACCTTAAAAATATTAAAAAGTAATTGATTTTTAGAAGTAATAATTTTATTGGTTTCTTCGACATTATTAATATTTTTTTTATTTTCAAAATATTCAAAAATATATTTAGAATTGTCAAGAAAATAATTATTTTTTTTGTATTTTAATTCTTTTATATTTTCATTAATTTCTTTGATACGATCTTTCATTTCCATAATTTGTTCAATATTAAGTTGATTTTCGATTTCTAGCTGTTTATTAAGGCTATATCTTTCTTCTTTCAGTTTTGGAATAATATCAAATTCATCTTTAAAAAAATCATTAACAAACTCTTTATGTTTGCCATCGAGAGTAGATGTGTATTTTTTACACAATTTTATTTTTTTATTTGCTTTAGGTTTAAATGATGGCATTAAGATATTTATATATATTATTTCATAGAAATATTTAATTATTAATTTACAAAATATATAAATATTATTGTTTTAATTTAGACAAATAAAATAATTAAATAAAAATTTAGTTAAAAGTTGAAATAAATACTACTATGTCATTTTAATAGATGGATATTGAAATAAAAATGGAAAATGAATATAATGTTGAAATAGATAAAATAAAATTTCAAAAAATGGTATTTTTATTTAATGCTTTAGACAGCGGTTGGTCTATTAAAAAAAAGAAAGATTCGTATATATTTACCAAAAATCACGAAGGAAAAAAAGAGATATTTAACGAAGAATATTTAGCCATATTTATGAAGGACAATTCTGATATAAATAAATTACTTACGTAATTATGTAGGTTTAAAAACATTTAATAAAATTTTTAATTAATTATTTTTTCAAAAATTTTTTTTCTTTTAGGAATGTATAAAATGGGAGGCGGACTTATGCAACTCGTGGCTTATGGTGCTTAACATACTGGGCATCAACAGTGAGCTGCTACTATGGATCACATATTACCATAGTAGGAAAACAGTGTAAATATGTGAATTGAGATTTCAATATTTCAATTATATAACTTGCTAGTAAATCAAATGTAACAAATATATGAAACAATATAATTTGATTTGCAAGATTGTCAAATTGTCGGGGAACTCCTTAGAGCCTTCACTACCAAATTTATATAGTGATATATAGATGGCCAAGATTGGAACTTGGGTATGGTAAAAATGTGAAGGATTGGACAATCCGCAGCCAAGTATCTTATATTAAAACGATTTAAACATAACTACTAATAATAATTAATGGAAAATAATGGAAAATAATGGTGAAATATATTGTTTAACAAGTCCTTCTGGAAAAAAATATGTAGGACAATGTGTAAAACAATTATCAAGTGGTAAAAAATGGGGATATATTCAACGGTGGAAAGATCATATTAGAGACGCAAATACTAAAAATTATTGTAGACAACTAAACAACGCAATAAACAAATATGGATCTGAAAATTTCACTATTGAAGTTATAAAAGAATGTAATATTTATGAATTAAATTATTATGAAGAACATTACATAAAATTATATAATACATTATCTCCGAATGGATATAATCTTACAAGTGGAGGAAGTATTTGTCGTCAATCAGAAGAAACACAAATTTTAAAGCGAAAAAGTATGATAGGTAAAAATGTTGGTAAAATATTTCCAAAACGACCACGACTTAGAGAAGAAGATAACGCACTTCCAAAATATGTAAGATATTATAGAGACCATTCAGGAAAAGAAGGATATAGAGTTTCAAATCATCCTTTATTAAAAGAAAAATCTTTCTTTTCCAAAAAACTACCATTAGAAATAAAATTAGAATTAGCATTAAAATATTTAAATCAACAAACCGAATTGATATAAGATAAAGGTTCAACGAGTAGACGGCAATCGGAGATTAATGATAGTCATTCGGACTTGAAATCTCTTAAGGTGTACTCTGGCCCTATTAGAAATAATAGGGATCATCGCAGGATGTTTACCTTAAAAACCTGTAGGGTAGAAAAACAACAGGGAATATCGAAAAAATAAGATATTCATAAAGCCTTTTGTGGAAATTCATTAGAATACCACTGTTGTTAATCAGGGATTTAAAATCATAATTGATTTAAATGAAAAGCCCTGGTGAGAAAATCAAACTGCTTGAAACCCCTAAAATTTATTCTACTAAGCAATTTTTGTGAGAAAATTGTGGCCAAGACAAAGACCTTGGGTATAGTAAAAATGAATAAAATGATTTGAACAAACCAGTTCGAAGAAATGGGCAATGAGCATCCAAGCTTCTTTAAAGATTAAAACAATATAAAAACAATATACAATATATAATATACAGATAAATGTCTGACACATCAAAAATATGTGATAAATGTGAAATTAGTTATTCATTAAACAAATACCGACGATACGATGAAAATAAATTTAGTAATACTTGTAAAGGTTGTTTAAATGAAATGGATAAATCAAGAAAAAAAATAGCAAGAGAAAATAGAGCAAATAATACTTTAGTAAAATGTGAAAAATGTAATGAAGAAAAATCATTAAAAAACTTTACAAAACTTAAGAAATATTATAAAAAAAAGATTTGCTTATCTTGTTATCCATTATTTTTAAGAGAACAAAAAACGGGGTGGTGTAAAAATGAGCATAATACAAATATGAATTATAGAATTAAAAAATCATTAGCAGCACGATTACGAACAGTTCTTAATAAAAATAACTCAACTATGAATTATATTGGATGTAATATTCAATATTTAAGAGAATGGTTTGAATATAATTTTACAGCCGAAATGAATTGGGATAATTACGCTTCATTTTGGTCAATCGATCATATTATACCTGTGTGTAATTTCGATTTAACTTTAGAAGATGAAAAATTAAAATGTTGGAATTGGTCAAATTTAATGCCAGTTACAATAAAATATAATTCATCTAAAAAAAAAATAGACATAAATCAAGTAAAATATATTGTGGAACAATTAAAAAAATTTAAAGAAGAAGGTTCAACGACTAAATGGTTTTCGAGCAATTTTATATTAAATGAAACTGAATATATAAGTGAAATAAAAGAAAATATAATTTTGTTTTAAGATATAGTCTAATCCTTGTCGAAAGATAAGGTAGAGGAAATGTACAGGTAATCCTCAAATAACTTTTTGGAAAGTAACATATCGTAGATATACTAACTTTGCTATTGAATCTATTGAACAAACATTCAATGGCCAGGCTGATTTTGGACGTCGTGTTCAATGCACTATCAGCCGAAACGGTGATCTTGCTTACAGAACATACTTACAAGTCACTTTACCCGAAATTAATCAACTTATGGGTATCGCATCCTTCGCTGCCGGCGTTGGAAGTGGTGTTTATGCTCGTTGGTTAGATTTCCCCGGTGAGCAACTGATTGCTCAAGTGGAGGTTGAAATTGGTGGTCAAAGAATCGATCGTCAATATGGTGACTGGATGCATATCTGGAACCAATTGACTATGACATCTGAGCAAACTCGTGGTTACTTTAAGATGATTGGTAACACAACTCAACTCACTTTTATTACTGATCCTTCCTTTTCGGAAGTTGATGGTCCTTGTGACTCATTAGCTCCTCGTCAAGTTTGTGCTCCTCGTAATGCTCTTCCTGAGACAACTCTTTATGTTCCTCTTCAATTTTGGTTTTGTACCAATCCTGGGTTAGCTCTTCCTTTGATTGCTCTTCAATACCATGAAGTCAAGATTAATCTTGATATCCGACCAATTGATGAGTGTTTGTGGGCGGTTACAACTTTAAGTTGCAACAAAGGTGACTACAAATTAAATACTCAAGCTTCACAATATGTGGAGCAACAATATACTCCAGGTCGTCCAGTTCCTGCCGCAATTGCCTACAATCAATCTTTGGTTGCCGCATCTTTATACGTTGATTATGTGTTTTTGGATACTGATGAGCGTCGTAGATTTGCCCAAAATCCTCACGAATATTTGATCACTCAACTCCAATTCACTGGTGATGAGTCGGTTGGTTCGTCTTCAAACAAGATTAAACTTAACTTCAACCATCCTGTTAAGGAATTGATCTGGGTTGTTCAACCTGATCAAAACGTGGATTATTGTTCATCTCTTGTATGTGATGCTCTTTTATTCAAGGTCCTCGGTGCTCAACCTTTCAATTACACCGACGCAATTGATGCTCTTCCAAATGCTATCCACGCTTTCGGAGGCCCTGCTTCCATTGCCGAAGACTCTCGTTCATACATTGATGCCCAAGGTCTCTTTGATGATGCTGGAGCTTTAGATTATGATATTCCTGCTGGATTCACTGGATACTGGCACGGACCCAACAATCCTTACAATCAACCCAATATGGGAGGCGAAAATGCGGTTGGTATTGACCCTACCCTTGTTGCTGCTATCGCAGGTCTTCAACGCAGTCATAACGAGAACTCCAGTGTTTCTGATGCTGGAACCTTTGTTTTGTGCGAGACCTCTATCGATATGCATTGTTGGGGACAAAATCCAGTTGTCACTGCTAAACTCCAATTGAACGGCCAAGATCGCTTCTCTGAGCGTGAAGGGTCTTACTTCTCTTGGGTCCAACCTTACCAATCTCATACCAGAAACCCTGATGAAGGTATTAATGTTTACTCGTTTGCCCTGCGACCAGAGGAACATCAGCCCTCAGGCACGTGTAATTTTTCCAGAATTGATAATGCCACACTTCAATTGGTCTTGTCTAATGCTACCGTTGAAGGTACCAAGACTGCTAAAGTGCGCGTGTATGCGACCAATTATAATGTGCTGAGAATTATGAGTGGTATGGGAGGGCTTGCGTATTCCAACTAAAGACCATATATGGTGCGGATTTTATTTATTTATTCTAATATTAAAATTAAATACTTATTTTGTATTTTAATATTAAAAGCAAAAAACAACTTAAAGACAATTTGTTAATATATTGTATACTATGAGCATAGACATTGTAAATCTTATTGAAAGCAATCCAATCACTAAATTTTCGGGTGATTATCAGAGCAAATTAGTTGAAAAAGTAAAACATCATTTCACCGATTATGAACAGCAACTATTTTTATCTAGTTTTTACTGCTATTTAAAATATGATCCTAAGAATGATTTTGTGATTGATTTAGATAATGTATGGAAATGGATTGAGTTTTCTAATAAAGCTCACGCAAAAACTGTTTTAACAAAAAATTTTGTGATTGATAAAGATTATAAAGTTTTGCTCACTAAGATGGGTGAGCAAAAAAAAGATAATAGAGGAGGTCATAATAAAGAAATTATTATGTTAAACATTGATACATTTAAAAAATTTTGTTTAAAGGCGTGTACTAAAAAGGCAGATGAGGTTCATGATTATTTTATTAAATTAGAAAATATTATGTTTGAAATTACAAAAGAAGAATGCGATGAATTAAAAAATCAATTACAACAAATTGAAAATATTAAAAATAAAGAAATTATAAAAGAAAAAGAGTTTGAAAGAGAGAGATTATTATTAACACAATATGCTAACATAGGTTCTATAATATATATTATTAAGGTTAAATCAAATGATAATGGAACATATATTATTAAATTAGGACATAGCACTAAGGGTATAAAAGACCGATATCAAGAATGTAAAGCAAAACATAATAATATTTTATTATTAAATTGTTTTCAAGTTGATAAATCTCACGATTTTGAACAATTTTTACATTCATATCAAACTATTCAATCAACTAATGTTAAAAATTTATTAGGTCACGAAACAGAAACCGAATTATTTTTAATTGGAACTACACTAACACAACAAATCTTAGTAAAAATCATTAACGACAATATTAATAATTATAATTATAAGGTAAGAGAATTATTACTAGAAATTGAAACTTTAAAATTAAAAAATAATGGTCAGTCTATTAATAATGATAATGAAATGTTAAAAGAACTAATTCAAACCAATAAACTATTAACAAATAAAGTGAGTTCTCTAGAAAGCTCAATAGAAAAAATTCTAAGTAAGCTTAATGAAAAAGAAACTAAGGTTGTAACAGGATTTAATCAGCAAATGCCGCATCTAGGACCACGTCTTCAACAAATTAATCCAGAAACACTTCAACTTGTAAAAGTATATGAATCTGTTACAGAAGCAATGAACGAATATAAAAATATTAAAAGACCAAGTATTTCAAAGGCAGTAGAAGAAAACACAATTTATTGTGGATTTAGATGGTTGTTAGTTGAAAGAAATTTGGACCCAAATATAATTCACATAATTCAACCAACAAAACAAACTAAAGTTCAAAATTTAGGATATGTTGCAAAATTAAATCAAAACAAAACAGAAATATTAAATGTATATCTTGACAGAAAAACTGCAGCACAACTAAATGGATATCAAAGTTCGTCTGGTTTAGATAATCCAGTTAAAAATAATACTTTATCAAATGGTCATTATTATACTCTATATGATACTTGTGATGAAAATTTAATTGAAGAATTTGAAGAAATAAATGGATCACCATTATTATACAAAAATGGCATCGGTCAATACGATGTTAATAATAATTTGGTAAAAGAGTTTTCGTGTAAATACGATTGTATTAGAGAACTAAAAATGAGCGATAAAACATTAGCAAAAGCGTTAACAAATAATATTCCGTATAATAATTATTATTATAAAGAATTAGGAAGCAAAGTAAAATGTTTGTAAATAAACTAACAAATAACAATATAAAAATAATGATTTAAAAGAATTCAAATAAATATTATTATGAGCGAATTTAATTCAAAACCTTATTTTTTATTGTATGGAGGAAATGGATGGATTGGTTCTAAAGTTTATGATTTGTTAGTTTGTATGGGTTTTAAAGTAGTAAAATCAAAATGTAGAGCAGATGAGTATGAATCTGTTGAAACAGAGATTAGTTCTTTTGAAGGATTAACACACGTGATGTCATTTATTGGAAGAACACACGGAGTATACGAGGGCGAAACTATTTCAACAATTGATTATTTGGAGAAACCCGGAAAATTGGTTGAAAACATTAAAGATAATTTATATGGACCAATCTTGTTATCATCTATTTGTAAAAAATACGGAAAACATTTTACTTATTTGGGAACTGGATGTATTTTTGAGTACGATGATAATCATTTATATGGCGATGAATTAACAGGATTTAAGGAGTCCGATCAGCCTAATTTTTTTGGTTCATCCTATTCTATTGTAAAAGGATATACTGATAAATTGATGCACGAATTATTTAATGATAATGTTTTAAATATAAGGATTAGAATGCCAATTACAAGTGAAATTATTTCTCGCAATTTTATAACAAAAATAACAAATTATAAAAAAATATGTTCGATTCCAAATTCGATGACCGTTTTGGATAACTTATTACCAGTTATGATACAATATGCTTTAGATGAACGAAAAGGAACTATTAATTTAACAAATCCTGGATTAATTACACATAATGAAATATTAGAAATGTATAAGGAAATTGTTGATCCCGATTTTACTTGGGAAAATTTCTCTATTAATGAACAAAATACTATATTAGCATCAAAACGTTCCAATAATTGTTTAGATACAATTACATTAGAATTAGATAAAGTAAATAATGTAAAACATATAAAGGATGCTGTAAGAGACGTGTTAGTTTGTATGAAAGAAAATAAACAAAATTAAAATTAAAGCGTTCATAATATTTAATACAAATATTAATTATATATTATGAAGTTGTTAGTTACTGGTTGCTGTGGATTTATTGGTTCTAATTTTGTAAATTACTACTTTAATGAAAATTCTAATGTTGAAATAGTTAATTTAGACGCAATGTATTATTGTGCAAGTCAAAATAATATTAAAGAAAATATACGTAATTCAAATAGATATCATTTAGTTAAGGGAAATTTATGTTCGTTTGATCTAATATCTAATGTTTTAGAAATTTACAATATTGATACTGTTATTCATTTTGCAGCACAATCACACGTTCAAAATTCGTTTGATAATGCTTTACAATATACTAGCGATAATGTTGTAGGAACTCATACATTATTAGAAGCGTGTCGTAAATATGGTAACATACAAAAATTTATTCACATTTCAACCGATGAAGTTTACGGTGAATCAATGTTATCAGAAAACGAAGAGAAAAAAAATGAAGATTCAGTACTTTGCCCCACAAATCCATATGCGGCAACAAAAGCGGCAGCAGAATTAATCGCAAAATCATATTATCATTCTTTTAAAATGCCAATTATAATAACACGTGGTAATAATGTTTATGGACCTAATCAATACCCAGAAAAATTGATACCCAGATTTATTCAACAACTTTTAAAAGGGGAGCAGGTTACAATTCAAGGAGATGGCTCAAATGTACGAGCATTTTTACACGTAAATGATGTATGTTCTGCGTTAAAATTAATTTTAGAAAAAGGTAAAATAGGAGAAATATATAATATTGGTAGCGATGACCATCACGAATATACTGTTACTCAAATTGCTCATATGTTAATTGAAAAAATAACTAAAACAATAGATTATGATAAATGGATTAGTCATATTGAAGATAGACCATTTAATGATAAACGATATTATATAAGTAATCAAAAAGTGAAAGATTTAGGATGGACCATTTTAACTGATTTTGATAATGGAATTGATGAAGTAATTCAATCGATGTCTAAATAAAAATCGATATCTAAATAAAATATATTATTTTCATATATAATATATAATGAGAACAAGAAATATAATTTATATAACAGGATTTGGAGCGTTTGCACTATTTATAATTGGGGTTGGTTTTAAAATATTCGCAAACTCCGAAGGAGCAGGAACATTTTGGCGAGATTCATCCGCAAGTATGGATCTCTCGGAGTATGATTTTAATCCAAGTGATTATGATGAAAGAAACAATAGTTCGATAAGTGACAATAGTGATATCAAAAGTGACAATAGTAATATGATAAGAAGAAATACTATAGGTGGTAAAACAATCAAACATAAAAAAATAACAGGAAAAAAGAGGGGTAAAATAAGAAAAAATACAAGAAAACTTAAAAAATAATATATTAATAATATATTAATATATTTTCTATCTATGAATTATTTACATATTATCAAAACATAAATGAATCAAGCAATTGAATATTTCTTTTTTATTTGGTTTTCTTATTTCTTTTTGTCTTTTTATTTCTTTTTATCTTCTTATTTCTTTTTGTCTTCTTATTTTTTTTATTTTTTTTATTTTTTTTTGTCTTTTTATTTTTACGTTTATTATTTTTACGTTTATTATGTAATGTTTTGGTATTTCCTCCTAATATTCCTGTTAATAATAATGTTCCAATTGTTGCTCCTGTTGCTCCAAGTGCAGCTGAACCTACACCAATAGCAACATTTGATTGATTATTTTTAACGTAATCTATAACTCCATTACCTTCAATTTGTGATTCATCTTGTCCTTCATTTTGGGGTTCATCTTGTCCTTGTAGTATTTCAATATTAGGAAAAATTATTGAAACATCAAATGAATAAGATAAATCTGTAATATTTATATTAAAACAGCTTTTAAAACTACCACCTTCAATCTCAGGATCAATAAAAGAAATTATTTTCCCACTATATTCACATTTCATATATTTTTCTTTTGAATTAAGTATTGCGGTGTATATAAGACTACCTTCACCTCCTATAGTAAAATCTAATTTAACCATTTTGTGTGTTACTGTGTCATTTAGGACTCCAATTACTTGTTGTATACGTAATAAATCTATTAAATAAATTGGATCAATTAAAATATCAACATTATCGTCATTAATTAAATTCATTAATATTAAATTAAAGTTGTCTGCCCTTTTATATTCATCTGCTATATTTGATAATATTTTTTTATCAATCTCTTTATCATTAAAAAATGTAGTTGCTCTATGTACATCCTTTCCAAGTTGATGTTTAATCATTGAAATATCTAATTGATCATTTTTAAAAAAATTATTATACCATAGAATTTTTGTTAATAAATCATATATATTTGATTCAGGATTTTTATCAAATGTTATTTTAATTGGGTCTGTTGTATTTTTAAATTGATTAAAAACATTATTTAATGTTTCACTATTATTAAACATTTTTTCTAAAAATGTTTGTCTATCATCTTCTTTTTTATTATAATAGGTTTCTTTATCCAATTCAATCTCATTATTTTTAATGATTTTTATATTATAGTTTTCTTGTATTTTAGAAAAAATATTTTCTTTTTCTAATGGAAATATTTCTTCATTTTGTGAAACAAAATCTTCATATTCTTTAATTATTAATTCATTATTTTCTAATATTTCTGATTCCATTTATATTATTATAATATTAAAATAAAGGTAATATTTTAATATTATAATGATAACTAAAAAAAATATGTATAAATATATAATTTTATTAATTTTATTAATTTTCCTCCTTTAATTGTTCACCTTCCTCTTCCTCTTGTTCCAAATATTCAGTACCATTCCATTTTATATTTTTACAATTAAATAGTTCATTCATATTAATAACTTCAGGTTTATCTTCGGAATTAAATCTTGTGAATAATGTTATAATTTGTGAATTATCTCTAAAACGCGCACTATATTGTTGTTGTATATTATTACGACCAATGCGTCCTAACGCTTGAATGATTTTTTCTTGTGTTAGTTCAAGATCTTTACTTAAATAACCGTGACAAAATTGATAATTTGTCCCATAAATATAATCACTATCTGCAATAATTAAATATAATTTTTGTTGATCCGCTAAAGTCTTCATAATCTCTGTATAAGAACTGCTTTTATGTTGCGTAAAAACTCCAATACCAAGTAATAATAAAATTTTCCAGCTATCTTCAACATCTTTTAGCAACATAATAGAAACTATAATACTCTCTTCAATATTGCTAGTAAATGCTCCAGATGTATTAAGAGTTT